CTTCGCTAGAAGAAGAGACTATGTATTGCGATAAGAAGCCAGATATCGATAACTATTTCAAAGCAGTGACAGACGCAGTCAACGGCATTTTGTATAAAGACGATGGTCAAATCGCTGTCAGTATCAGCCGAAAAGTTTATAGCTTAAATCCAAGAACAGAACTCGAAATTAATCCACTTTAGGAGGGAACCACTTATGCGAAACAAAAACATTAAAGAGCCGTTTAAAGAATTTACCGAGTATGAGTCAGCAAGGATTCAAGAAAAAGGGATTGTAAAGGTCGGAGAAACTTATATCTGTACGCCTGAGAAACCTTTTACTGGACAAATCAGAGCGCAAGTAAACCGAATCTATAAGAATTCAGCATTAGTTAAAATAATCAGCTGCTTGAATGAGCAAGACGACGTAACCCAAAGAAGCATGAATGATGTATGCGTGGTTAGACTCAAGAAGTTTCACGAAGTCTGCTAGAAACGAGGTGAGATCATTTGCAAGAAAAACTGATCAACCGAATTATGCTGGCAATGGACTCGGAGTTTACCGGCAAACAGTTGAGTGTGATAAAAAGTATCCTCATTGTAGAATGTGCGAAATTTATGATCACCGAGCAGAAAAACGAGGTCGTGATCTATGACGAAACATCTGATGTTGCCGCTTATAAGCAATTTTTCGTTTCTAAGAAGATCCAGGGGCTTTCAGATGGAACTTTGAATCTTTACATGCAGACGATCAATCTCTTTATGAGGACGGTAAGAAAGCCGTTTAAAGATGTGACAACGAACGACATCCGCTTGTTTATCGCTAACAGGGAAATGATTGACAATGTCAGTAAAGGCACTCTTGCAAGAGAACGAGGTTGCATAGTCAGATTTTTCAAGTGGTTATGCAATGAGGAATATATTGCAAAGGATCCAGGAGCAAGGGTAGAGAACATTAAAGTACCAAAACGTAGGAAGCAAGAGTTCAGTGAGTTGGACATTGAGAAGCTACGATCAGTTGCTGCAAATACCAAAGAATCATTGATCATAGAGTTGCTACTGAGTACAGGCTGCCGGGTGTCAGAATTAACCTCGCTTGATTTTAAGGACTATAACCAAGAGAACGATTCAATCACAGTGATCGGCAAAGGCAACAAGCAGCGGACTTTGTATCTGAATGCAAAAGCTAAGATGGCCTTGACTCATTACTTGAGAGACGTGCCCCACATTACGGGTCCATTGTTCTTTGGCCAAACGAATGGTAAGAAGATGACAACCGCTGGTGTACAAAAGTTAGTTAAGCGGCTTGGCGATCGTGCTGGTGTTGCTAATGTCCATCCTCATAGATTTAGACGTACTGCAGCCACGTTGGCAAGAAGGCATGGAATGCCCATTGAGTTGGTCATGAATTTCTTGGGCCATGAGAGTGTGGACACGACCTTGAAATATTCGATGATCAACGAGGATGAACTGAAGCTATCGCATCAGAAATTTGTAAGTTAATAATCGGAAGATATAGCGGAAAGGGTGATTAATTGAAAATTGGCGATCAATTTAATTATAAGTCTATGGGGAGTCAGTTGCGTTTTGATTCTCAAAAGGATAAGTACGTTCGAAGATGGCTTTCTCTTTATGAATACGAGGATGTTTTCGGAGAAAAACTTCCCGACGAATGCTACCAAAATGATTTGCGATCGAAGGAAAAAACATGTAAATGGTGTGGTCAAACGTTAGAAGGAAGAAGGTATTCATTTTGCAGTGATACATGCTCAAAAAGATATGGCAAAGTATGTGTTTGGGAGCGAGGAATGGCTGCTTTACCCTACAAGATAGCTGTTAGAGATAAATTCTATTGCCGAGTTACCGGTGAAGATTTAGCTTATTACAATGGGCATGGAATTCGTATTCCAACGAGTAATAGGAATATTGAGATCCACTATTTGATTTTGATTTCTCAAGGCGGTTCAGATCACGAAAGCAATCTAATTACAATCTCAAAAGAAGCACACAAACTATATCATTCTGGCGATCTGATAGTGATAGAGTTGATTAATAAAATTATAGAAGAACAATACAACGAAAAAATGTTTGTGGCAGTCAAGTAGTGACAGAGATAGCAAACTAGGAGGGGAAATATGGGCGAATATGTACGTGGATACAAAGAAGCTATAAAAGATGTTAGTGATCTGATTGATAAAAGAGAGTCATCAATGAAGAGTCAATCAGAACTCAACAAGAAGCAGCAAGAGCTACTAGATGATTTAAAACATGTTTACAGTTGGCAACATAGCCATGCTTGGGATTTATTCTACTATTTGGTTGATAAAGACACCCAGATGTTTGAAGAAGAAACAATATATAATTTTTATTGCTTATCTGAGGAAGAATCTTTTAAAGTCCTAATTATTTTCAGTCAATGGGTCTTATCACCAAAAGAATGATTTCGCTATCCACCAAAATAACCAACTAAAGGAGGTAAGGCTTTGAAAGTATTAGAATTATTTGCCGGTACCAGATCAATCGGAAAAGCTTTTGAGAAAGCAGGGCATGAAGTCTTTTCTATCGAGTGGGATAGAAAGCATAAAAATATTGACTGGTATGCCGACATTTCAAAAATCACTGCACAAGATATCTTGCTTAGATTCGGACAGCCGGATGTGATATGGGCCAGTCCAGATTGCACATCATACAGTATTGCTGCAATCAGTCATCATCGAACAAAAGAACCAGATGGGAATCTAGCTGCGAAATCAGAGTATGCATCATTTTGTGATTTAACAAATCAACATATGCTGAAATTGATTCGAGATTTGAATCCTAAACTCTTCTTTATCGAGAATCCCCGAGGTGGGATGCGGAAGATGCGGTTTATGAAAGACTTACCACGCTACACAGTAACTTATTGTCAGTACGGCGATACACGCATGAAGCCAACGGATATATGGACAAATCATCCAGAACCGAAATTTAAACCGATGTGCAAGAATGGAGCACCTTGTCACGTTTCTGCGCCTCGTGGATCACAGACAGGTACACAAGGGATAAAGGGGAGCGTTGACCGTTCGAGAATTCCCCAAGAGCTTTGCGAGCATATTGCAAGTATCAGTGAGGAATATGTTTCAGCTGCAGCTTTGAAAAGAGTGGATTAGTCAGCTATCCGACGAAATAGCAGAAAGCGAGGAATGAATGTGAGTAGTTTAAAAGAAAAAATAGCAGAAGCAATAAGCAAGCATGTTTCAATCGAGGACACATATACTTACGATTTAAAAAGAACCAAGTCTGCATTTGAAGTAGGAACCATGTCTTTAGAAGATTTCGAAGAATGGACAGATGAAAATGTTGAGGATTTAGCTGAGACAATCGTTGATGCATTACAACCGCAACTCACTCCAAATCAGCAGATTGTGTTGAAGTGGTTAAAGGAAGAGCAGACTAAGAATCCGAAATTATCAATCTTTGGCACACTGTCAGTTTTGTTTGATGAATCAGAAAATCGGTTTATGAACCTTGATGTAATCGATGCGTTAAACGACCTGTCTAATTCGCAGCAAGCAGGTGTTTTCCAAGCGTTCAGCCAATGGGATTTGGGATGGAGGAATGAATGTGAGTGAAGTTGAAAAAGCATTGACAGATGCCTATTATTGGCTGTCTATGTATAAATCTGGCGCTATAACGGAAGGTGTAGCCATGGAGAAAGTAAAAGAGGCTATATTTGAGCAACCGCAACTCAACGAGAATCAGCAGATTGTGTTGGAGTGGTTGAAGAATATATATAACAGCCCAATAATGATTAACCCTATAGCAGTAGTTTTTTTACTACACAATGAATTGGTTAATGACAGTGAAATAGATGCAGTGGAAGCATACGAGGAGTTGGGCTTCGATGAGGAAATTCAAGTCCTACAGGTATTCAGCCAATGGGCTTTGAAACAGGAGCAAGCCAATGAAAACTAGCCAAGCAATCATCATAGTGCTGCTAACAATCGCTGGATTGAGTTGGCTATCCTATACGATAACTGAAAGGAGCAAACGATGAAAAATGTCTATAAAGTTATTCTGATCATATTCGTTTTCCTGGTAGTTGCGACATTCTCATATACGATCAAAAATCAGCAGAACAAGATTGCTGAATTAGAATCGGAATTACAGCTGTTAGAAACGAAATACAAGATTATTATCAATGACCCGTTAGCAAGAGACGCCATGGAAGCAGGAGGATGATTATGACAATAGCGGTATTAGTGTTTGTAGGATTCGTTTTACTAATGATGGGAAGTGTCGTGATTGGCAAGGCTACCGATAAAAAGGAGCAGAGTTATGGAAGAAGCAATCATTTGGAACAAGATGGCTTTGATCATCGAAGTGATCGTCACAGAACAGTTAAAAGAGATTGAAAAAAACGCAAAATAAAAAGCATTAAGCAATCGCCCAATGCCCCCCAAAAATAATGATTTTGTCCCCGCCAAGGTAAATTCATTATACCAAATAAAGGGGCGATTGAGCAATGTTGCTATTAAGAGAGATAGATTTTCGTAGGACTAGGCAGAATGCAAAAAGCATTTTGAGAAATTATCGTCGGTTGGAGCGGATTGCTGGTCGATCTAAGATTGATGTCCGCTCACCGATCATCACTGATATGCCTAAAACACCAAGTAACGGCAACAAGTCAGAAGATGCGATCATCCAGATGATGGATGCGGAGGCAGAAAGGGATGCTATTGTAGTAGCTCTTTTGGCGTTGGGAATAGATAGTCGCCAAGTTTTGTATTATTCGTATTGCACTGTTGATCGATACTCAAATGTTGGAATTGCTCAGCAAATGGGTTACTCGGTCAGGACAATCGAAGACTACAAGGCAACCGCCTTGATTGAATTCGCTGAAGCCTATCGAAAAGGAAAATTAATAGAATATTGCTGAATCGATGTGGTTTTTATGTGGAAATACTGCGGTTTTTAAATTGTTTTGCGTAGTATTATTGTAGTATCAACTATTGTAAATAACAGGGCGCACTCCTTTATGATTGTTGGCAGATTTCTCCTTTCTGAATTTCATTTTCAGCGCCCTGTATTTAAACTAAGACGGCGACAAAAAATCCACAATAGAATGGAGCTGAATTCACTCTTTTTCTTCATTCGCTAGCCGTCTTTTTATGTTGCTGTATAGAAGTGAGCGAAGGGATAGCCTTAAACGTGGTCAGTAGCTCTTGCAGGGTGCAAATCCTTGCCAGTGACGTTGGGAGTTGTCGATTGGATTACTCACATGATCTTTGATACTTCCTACTTAACAGCCTTTCGGGGCTGTTTTTTTATGGAGAAAGGGTACAAAATATGGAAATTAAACTAATGAAATTATCAGATTTAAAGGCTGCTGATTATAATCCTAGGGTCGATTTGGTACCAGGAATGGATGAATACGAAAAACTGAAAAATTCCATTCTGGAGTTTGGATTTGTTGATCCACCAATTTTTAACATCCAGACCGGAAATCTAGTAGGAGGTCATCAACGTGTCGCTGTAGCTCGAGATTTAAATCTATTTGAAGAGATAGAAGTATCAATCGTCGACTTACCTATTGAAAAAGAAAAAGCTCTCAACCTAGCTCTTAATAAAATTTCCGGACAATGGGATGAGGATAAATTAGCAATACTACTACAAGATTTAGATCAAGATAATCTGAACTTCAGTGGTTTTGATGAGCCTGAAATTGATTCCTTAATTAAGAACTATGAATTAACACTCAATATTGATCGAGAAGCTGATGAAGATGACTATGAAATTGAACTACCAAAAGAACCGAAGTCGAAATTGGGTGATATTTATCGCTTGGGAAGGCACCGTTTAATGTGTGGCGACAGCACAGACATTGCCCAAGTGAAGGAACTGCTAGGGAATCAAAAAGCAGACTTATTGATCACAGATCCTCCTTACAATGTGAATTATGAAGGTAAAGGCAAGGAATCAATGAAAATTAAAAATGATAACAAAGAAGATACTGACTTTGGTAAATTTTTATTTTCCGCTTTTACTGCTGCCATAGAAAATCTTAAGAATGGGGCTTCATTTTATGTATGGTATGCATCATCTGAGGTTGTTAATTTTCATACCTCTTTGACAAAGTCAGGATTTCTTGTAAAGCAAGAGCTAATCTGGAATAAAAATTCTCTGGTAATGAGTCGGCAAGACTATCACTGGAAGCACGAACCTTGTTTATATGGTTGGGCATCAAATGGATCGCACTCTTGGTATTCAGATAGGAAACAAACGACAGTTTTAGATTTTGATAGACCGATAGCTAACAAGGAACATCCAACGATGAAGCCGATCAAGCTATTTGACTATCAAATAAAGAATAGCTCTAAAGTTGGTGATCTGATTCTTGACTTATTTGGGGGATCAGGGACCACATTGCTGGCCTGTGAGCAAAATGAACGAAGTGCATGCCTAATGGAACTTGATCCTAAATATGTCGATGTGATTATTGATCGTTGGGAAAAATTTACTGGACAAAAAGCAGTACTAACAAATTAGGTTATAAAGCTTCTTTTGGGAACTTGCAACGAAGTCATTTGAAAGGAGCTCATTAATAAAAAAGAGGCCGGTGCGCTAACACCGACCCTTTCAACGAGGTTTGACCCCCGAAGACACAGAAACCACACGCGCGTGCTTTTACCTCAGTTCTGTGTCTTTTAGCATTATAATCTAATGCGGGGTGTCGAACAATGGGAACAGAAGATTTTGATTTTGAGTATGAACTAAAAAAGGCAGAAGAGAGAGCTGAAACGGTTGATGAGTATAAACGAATTATTCGAGTTGCACTTGGAAAGTGGCTGTCCAATCTCAAATCAGGCGAAATCAAACTCAATTCTGTAAGTGATTTGAAAGTTTTAATTGAAGCAGATTTGATGCTGAAAGAAATTGAGAGCTAACCACAGTTACCAGATTATCTTGTATAATGGTATAAAATGGAGGGAAAACAATGAGCTCAAATTTGATAATATTAGGAAATGGTTTTGACCTAAAATGTGGCGTTAAATCTACTTTTAAGGATTTTTTTGATAATAGAATTTCAGAAGAAGTGGGCAAGCAATTAGAAACATTTTATACAGCCCTTGATTTACGTGATAGCTACCGTTCGCTTTCTTTTAATGAAGGTGAAGAATATGACGGAGTTTTAGTTCCTGAAGATCGTTACAATTTAATAAAAGATGCGAAACTTACTTTCTGGGATCTACTGTTCGTGGAGAATAAGAGCAACCTAAAACCAATGAGAAATTGGCACAATGTGGAACAAAATATGTTAGATATTTTAAAAGAAATTGATCTGACTAAAAATTATTCAAACTTAGGGCAGCATATGGTCAAGGGAATTCCCAGTCTTAGAAGGAAATTAAGAACTAGCATACAAAATTCCTTGGTTAAATGCTGTATATTAGCTTATTATTCGATTCCAAAAGAACGTTATAGGAGTAAAAAAAACCTCGACGAATTTTTGTTAAGTGAATTAATTGAATTTGAATCCGCATTCTCTAAGTTTTTAAAAGATGAAGTCTCACGAACCAACGATTATTTTGATCATTCAGAACATTTGATAAGAAGAATAATCGGTGAGGATAATTCAGTAGATGATATTGAAGCTTTATCATTCAATTACACTGAACCCAAATGTTTAAATAATAAAATCACCAATGTTCACGGTAAACTAAGAAATGATAACATTATCTTTGGAATTGATCAAGATGAAATAAGCACTAGCTCTCCGATATATAAGTATACGAAAACTTTTAGAAAAATGGTTCAAATAAAAAAACCTAATGAAGACAATGTATATATTAATAATAAGTATGATTTAAAAAATATTTTCTTTTACGGTCATTCATTGAGTGTTTTAGATTATTCATATTTTCAATCTATTTTTGACTACTATAATTTATATGACAGTAATGTGTCTTTGACATTTTGTTGCTCTCCTTACGGCGAAAAGTCTTCTCAAGAAATCTTATCTGAGCATGCAGGACTTGTTGCAAATTTACTTGGAAAATATGGGAAGACAATGAATAATGAAAACCATGGTAGGAATTTAATGCATAAATTAATGCTTGAAGGCAGATTAACTATAAAAGAAATCTAGTATCTAAAAAACGAAACTCAACTAAAACAATGATTGTGAGGTGGTGTATATTGAATGGCTAGGCAACGAGATCCAAGAAGGGATCAAGCAAGAGAAATTTGGCTGAAATCTAATGGCGAAAAGCTTTTGAAGGATATCGCGGATGAACTTGGCGTTTCTGATTCTCAAATCCGAAAGTGGAAATCACAGGATAAATGGGCAAAAGAATTGAAAGGTAATGTTACCAATGCGAAAAGTAACGTTACCAATCGAGGAGGTGCGCCGCCGGGGAATCAAAATGCCAGAGGAAACAAAGGAAACAAACAGGCATCTCCGCCATCTGGCAACAAAAACGCATTGAAAACAGGTGAATATGAAACCATATTTGCGGACTATCTAACTGAAGAAGAGAAGGATCTTTATTCGAATTTGAATGATGATCCTTTTTTTGTTATGTCAGAAGAGGTTCGTCTGTTAAAAATAAGACAACGCCGGATGATGAAGCGTATTGCTGATGTGCAAGCCGGACTAACAGAAAAAGAAACTGAACAGCTTCTCGAGCTACGAGGACGTAAAACGCTTGTCGAATCGAAGAAATTCGGACGAAAAGTTCAAGTTGATGTTCCAGAATTAGTCTTGACGGAGAGAAAGGAAAAATCGTTCAGGAAAATTGAAGATATCTTGGCCATTGAAGATGCCTTAACACGAGTGAGCGCTCAATTGCAGCGTGCAGTTAAGCAGCTTGCTGATCTAACGATGAACGATAAGCGCAGTAGTATGATGGATGCCCAAATTGCCAAACTCAAATCAACAACTAATGATGATTCGAACACCGGCGGCGGTGATATTGTTATTGTCGATGCTTGGGGTGATTCGGATGAATAGAATTGACATCCAAAAAGAAGTAAATCCTCATTTTAAATCAGTTTGGATCAGTAAGAAGCCTTATAACATCTTGAGAGGCGGACGGAATAGTTTCAAATCGTCTGTCATTGCGCTCAAGCTTGTTTTTATGATGGTTGGATACATTATGACCGGAAGGAAAGCAAATGTTGTAATCATTCGTAAGGTGGCAAATACGATACGAGATTCAGTATTCTTAAAAATCCAGTGGGCGCTTGGAAAATTTTTTCTCTTAGATCAGTTCAGCTGTACTGTTTCTCCATTTAAAATCACCCACAGGAAAACAGGATCTACATTTTATTTTTATGGCCAAGATGATTTTCAAAAGCTGAAATCAAACGACATCGGTAATATTATTGCAGTGTGGGTCGAAGAAGCTGCAGAGTTTAACAGTGCAGAAGAATTTGACCAGATGAAAGCTACATTTATGCGGCAAAAACCAGTCGATGCCGTGCAGGTACAATTCTTCTATTCCTACAATCCTCCTAGGAATCCATATCATTGGATTAACGAGTGGACGAAGGAATTAGAAGGGCATAAAGATTACTTGATTCATTCATCAAGCTATAAAGATGATGCGTTAGGCTTTGTTACGCAGCAAATGATAGATGAGATCAACCGTATCAAAGAGAACGATTACGACTACTACTTGTATCTATACGAAGGGTTGCCAGTAGGCTTCCAAGATAATGTTTATAATGTAGAAACATTCCGAAAAATAATTGATTTGCCTAGCGATGATTATGTCACCGCTATTTTTTATTCCCTTGATGGTGGTCATGCCCAATCAGCAACAACAGTCCTTTGCTTAGGGTTGACGGCAAAACAAAAAGTCGTGCTGCTAGACACCTACTATTATTCACCAGCTGGAAAGAGCGTGAAGCTTGCACCTTCCCAGTTATCAACAGAGGTGCATAAGTTCATTTCTAAGACACTTGAAGACGAGCGGTGGAATAATGCTCGTGTCGTTAACAGAACGATAGACAGCGCTGAAGCAGCGCTTAGAAACCAGTATTATCTTGATCATCAAATCAGATGGCATCCAGTAGCTAAGAAAGATAAACAAACCATGATCGATTTTGCGACCAATTTATTTGCCCAAGGCCGTTTTTATTATCTCGATACAGAGAACAACAAGGTTTTTTATGAAGAACATAAACATTACCGGTACAAGGAAGGTACAGCGGATACAGATAGTCCGGTTGTAATTAAGGAAGATGATCATACCTGTGATGCCTTTGAATATTTCTGTGTTGATAATGCAGCTGTTCTTGGTATTGCAGTTTAGGAGGTGAGGATTTGGGATTAATTCAGTCAATAAAAAATTTATTTAGAAAGGGGGCGGCCAACATAGGAATTGTGCAGCGATTAGATAGTGTGTTAGATCATCCGAAAATAAGTATGGATCCAAACGAATACAATAGAATTAAAGATTCATTAAGGCGTTATGAAGATAAGTACGACAAGGTTAAATTTATGAACAGCAACAAATCACACCAAGAGCGTGACTTATCATCAATAAACATGATGAAGAAAGTGGCAAACCAGTATGCTACTGTTGTCTTTAACGAGCAGTGCGAAATTAACATTGATGGCGAAGCAGCCGAATTTGTTTCCGGTGTATTCGAACACAATGACTTTAAAAAGAATTTCAGCAAATACCTCGAACCAATGTTTGCACTTGGAGGATTGGCGTGTCGACCATATCTAGATAAAGGATCAAACCAAATCGAATTCTCCTGGGCTTTAGCTGATGCCTTTTATCCTTTACAGTCTAATACAAACAATATCAGCGAAGGTGCTTTCACGTTTTACTCATCTAGAGTGGAAAACAAGAAACCTATTTTTTATACGCTCATTGAATTCCACGAGTGGGTAGAAGGCAACTTTGTAATTACTAATGAGTTATATCGTTCAGAACGATCGGACATTGTAGGCACTAAAGTCCCGGTAACAGATCTGTATCCAGATTTAGAAGAGTCAACAACATTTATTAATCTATCCAGACCGCTGTTTGGCTATTTAAAACCAAGCGGATTCAACAATATCAGCCCTTATTCGCCACTAGGATTAGGGGTTTGCGATAATTGTAAACGCACGCTGGATCGTATCAATCGATCATATGATGAGTTTGACCAGGAAATCAGACGGGGAAGACGTAGGATTGCAGCTAGTGAAATGCTGATGAGCAGTCGGCTCGATGAAAAAGGACAGGTCAGACAGTTCTTTGACAATCAAGAGGATACTTTCCAAATCATTCCGGGATCAAATATGGATGATTACACGATCAAAGACCTTACAACGAGCATTCGTACAACAGAGTACGTTGCAGCAATCAATCACCATTTAAAAACACTTGAGATGGAAACTGCTTTGTCGAGTGGAACATTCAACTTTGATCGCACTGGATCGTTGTCTACAAAGACGGCGACCGAGGTGGTCAGCGAGAATTCTCAAACATATCAAACCAGATCTATGCAAATCACTGAGGTTGAAAAGTTTATTAAAGAACTGGTTATTTCTGTTTGTGAACTAGGAAAAGCGTTAAAGCTCTATAGTGGCGCAACACCTATGTTTGATGAAATTGCTATTGATTTCAAAGATGGTGCTTTTACTTCGACTGACGAGAAACTCATCTTCTATCAAAAACTGATTGCTTTAGGATATCCGACTACCAAAGCATTTGAAAAAATTTTGGAGGTGCCGGAAGAAACAGCCTTAGAGCTTTACCAAGAAGGATTGCGACTTTCCGCTGATAAATTATCAGGAATGATGAACAATGCCGGTTTACCAGAAGAAATGGAGTGATTAGATGGCGATCACTCAAAGGCAGTTAGATATTAAGACCGCTGCTATTCAAGATGCTTATGCCGCATTAGAAGAAGAGTTAATGAAACTCGTTGTAGATCGATTAAAGATCAAAACTAATACAGAATTGTCACAGGACTCAGTCTTTCAATGGTACCTTGAGAAGTTGGATCAATTAGGAATGCTAAATTGGGACACGATTAATGAATTGGTTGAGGAAACTAAATCAATCACTAAAAAAGAATTAAATGAATTAATTGTTAAAGAAGGTTATGAAGACAACCTTAAAGAAAATAAGAAGCTTGCAAACTTAGCCAAAACTCCTATCAAGGAGTGGACTAATCTGGATCAAATACTAAATCAGTTCTTTGACAGTCAATGGCTTGATTTTGAAAACCATATCAATCAAACTCTTTTATCAACTAATTATCAAGTGAATTCAATTGCAAGAATCTATCAACAAGTTCTAAACGACACCGTGGCTAGAACGATAGGAGGTTTATCAACGCCTCAGCAGTCATTTAAGCGAGCAATCTATGAAATGGTGCAAAAAGGGATAGATGTCAGTTTAAAGGATAAATCTGGAAAATATTGGTCTCTTGAATCCTATGTAAGAACAGTTATCAAATCAACTACTAGAAGAGTTTTTAACGATTTGCGCTTAGAGCGTGGCATTAATGAATATGGAATAGTGACTGCCCTTATGAGCCATCATGCATCAGCACGTGATGCTTGTAGTAAGATCCAAGGCAAGTATGTTCTGATGGTTCCTAAAAATCAAGCTCCTGAAGAATTCAAACATTTGCCCAGCGTTTATGACTACGGATGGAAGACCCCGGCAGGGTGTAACGGTATTAATTGTAATCATCGATGGTATTCTCAACTACCTATGAAAGATACTGGTATGGCCGATCCTGTTTCTCCTGAAGTTGCACAAAAGAACGCCAAAATTGTTGCTAAACAAAGAAGATTAGAACGTTCAATTAGAATGGCTAAAAAGTCGCTTAAAGCCTCACAGTGGTTAGATGAACCTAAGGACATAGATTACTTTAAATCCATGGTAAGGACAAGACAAGCTGTTCTACGTCAATTTATCATTGATAATGATACTTTACTACATCGATCATACGATCGTGAGCAAGTTTATACTTAAGGAGTTGGGAGCATGGAAAACCAAGAAAACCGAAATGTTTTACCACTGACGGAAGTTTTATTAGCCTTTTATCAAATAGGATTAGCATTAAAGTATGAGAAAAAACCGCCAGATTATCCTTTTAGTAAAGTAGCCGACACGGCGGAAAGTGAAGGTGGTCAATATATCTAGCTTAAGACGTGCTTAACGTCTTTTTATTTTGTCTTAGACCTGCTCGAAAGTCTCTAAAAGTCGGCTCACAGTGGGAGTTGCCACTCTAAAAAAACTTAGGAGGAATAAAATGAAAAAAGAAGATTTGATTGCATTAGGAATCGATGAAGAAACGGCAAAATCAGTGATGGCTCTGCATGGAAAGACCGTAACACAACTCAATGCGCAAGTAGCTACCGTTGAAAGTGAGCGGGATAGTGCACAGAAGGAACTGAAAGACAATCAATCAGAATTAGACGCTCTTAAAGAATCTGCAAAAGGTAATGAAGCACTTGAACAGCAACTTGCTGATTTGCAGGCAAAGTTCGATGAGTCCAAAACCAATTCTGATAAGCAGCTTTTGGAACAACAGAAAGATTTTGCTATCAAATTGGCGCTTAAAGAAGCACAAGCGCTTGATGATGATATCGTCCTTGCTCAGTTGGATAAAGAGACGATCAAAGTCGTTGACGGCAAGCTACAAGGGTTTGATGAACAGCTGAAAGGATTGCAAGAGAGCAAAGCATTCTTGTTTCAGCAAGAAGAAGCCCAAGAACAAGGCGCTCCAAACTTCGCGGTTGGAGGCAATGCGAAAGGCGGCAATGGAAATGGTCAAGTTGATGCATTTCAAGCGGCCGCAAATAAATATATTTAACGGGAGAGATAAACATGACAATTAAGTATTTTACAAAGAACTACGCAGGAATTTTGCCAGACATTTTTATTAAGAAAACACCGTTCTTACGTGTTTTTGGTGGTGCTTTGCAAGTTAAATCTGACGCAGAGTACAACGAGAATTTTATGGATTTAAAAATCACAGATACAGACGTGACGATCCAAGAATATTCTACTGAAGCGGATGTTGCTTTTGGTGCTGGTACAGGCAATAGTAATCGTTTTGGTCCACGGAAAGAAGTCAAATCTATCGATATGACTGTTCCTTGGGAAGCGCCTCTTGCGATCCATGAAGGTATCGACAAATTTACCGTGAATGATATTCCTGATCAAGTCGTTGCTGAGCGTTTGGCTCTGCATGCCGTGGCTTGGGCTGGTCATGTCAACACATGGTTAGGAAAAGCTATTTCTGCCAATGCTAGTGAAACATTGACAGGCGAATTAACAGAAGACGGCGTTACAAAGTTGTTTGCCGACGCACATAAAAAATTCGTTAACAACAAAGTTTCGACTACAATTCAGCGAGTTGCTTATGTCAATTCTGACATTTACAACTTCTTGGTTGACTCTAAACTGGCAACGACTGCGAAAAACTCTGCCGCTAATGTTGATACTCAAACGTTGTACCGTTTCAAAGGCTTCGAGTTGGAAGAACTTCCTGATGATCAATTCGTAGCTGGTGAACATGCTTACTTCACTGCTATCGGAATCGGTGTAGCTGGTGTGGGTATTGAAGTAGCACGTGCGATGGATTCTGAAGCATTCAACGGTGTTGCGTTGCAAGGTGCAGGTAAATACGCAAACTATATTCCTGAAAAAAACAAAAAAGCGATCCTTAAAGCTAAATTGACTGCTCCTGCTGAAACACCTGAAGGGTAGGTATTAATCATGGCAAAGTACAAGGTATTGAAGCGATTTCGCGATAAGGTTACGCGTGAAATCTACGAACCAAATAAAGTAATTGATATGACTGTGAAACGTGCCGATGAGGTTGCTAAGAACCTTGACGATACGTTTTTAAAACGCGTTGAGGAAGACAAGAAATAGTCTTCCTCTCTATTAAGGAGGGAGATTATGGCTTATCTAACGTATCAAGAATATCAAGGAATGAATTTCACTAATTTAGATCCAACCGACTTTGACAAGCTCGTTGAAAAAGCAAGTGCATTGATCGATGTGCAGACAAGAAACTTTTACCAGTTCAACGATCTTGATAGTGACATCATTTTTCGTCAGAAGAAGTTCAAAATGGCGGTTGCAGCACAAGTTGAATACATGTATCAAGCCAATGCTACAACTTCACTTGAGATCAACAGTCCACAATCTTGGTCAGTAGACGGAATGAGTGTTACTGAAGCTAGTCGATACAACAATACTGGTTCAAATGAATCACCAACGATACTTTCGGATGATGCTGTTCTGTTTTTGTCTGGCACAGGCTTGCTTGGTAGGGGGCTCAACAGATGACATATTATCGTCTACCACCAAAGGAAGTTTTTTGCCATACAATCTCATATGAATCAGTTAAATTGGATAGCGAAGGCAATCCTATTTTGGATAACTGGCAAAAGCCTGAATACGAGAGCACAACTATTGAGAATGTTTGGTTCAATTTATCCACTAAGTTCTCGCGTGGCGGAATCAATTCATCAAAAAACGCACCTAACGCTTCGGTAACGATGTTTTATAGATATTGCGGTAATTTGCCTGTTTTTGAAGTAAATACCAAAATACGCTTCAATGGCGAGGAATATACTATAAATCTATCAAAACCTCTGATACTCAAAGGAGAAGCAATTGGTTGGCGGTTGGAGGTGACTTAATGGCTGGTGTTAAAGTGGATCTATCAGGTGTTATGAACAAACTTTCAGGTGCGAATATTGAACGCGGACAGTTTAACATGGCTTCTAGAATGCATTCCACCATCAAGGAAAACTTTGTTCCGGAGAAAGATGGGGATCTACGTGCAATGAGTAACGTTGTTCCTGACGGAAGCAGCATAGAGTGGATTTCAGTCTATGCGAGAAAACACTATTACACGCCCGGCAATTGGAATTACACTACTCCCGGTACTGGACCAAGGTGGGACCAAAAAGCTAAATCCATTTTTATGAGCGATTGGGTAGAAGCATTTGTGAAAGGAGCAGATTTTTAATGGATTTTATCGAAAGGCTTAATGATTCAGTGAACACGATTACTAACCTTCCTCTCAAATGCTTTCTAGGGTACTTACCGGCAAAAGATGAAGCATTTGTTCTCTTTCCTTTATCTGGCGGGCGTGTAGTAGAGGAATTCTTTGACGGAACAAAAGATCAAGAACTCAATTTTGAATTTGCAATGAAATCAAAGGACCAGCAGAAAATTAGTAACGCTCTTTGGCTAGTCCAAAATTATTTAGAAGAGCTGTCAGAACTTGAAAGTTCAGATGGCTCTTTTGATTTTGATTCAATCAACATCACTAACAAGCCTTTTATTAATCAGTTAGACGAAACAGGAATTTATGTCTTTCTAGTCGATATCAAGGCAAATATAACGACCTATCCTAAGGGGGAAACAAACTAATGGCAAGAAAAAAGAACGCCCTAAGAGAGCACTATGTGGCTGATTACGATCCAACAAAACCAGATACACAGCCGATTGAAGGAGCATATAAGAAGTTTGGACGTTACGTGACATCTATCGAAGATGACGGCGATGTTCAAACAGAGGATTATTCTGATTACGCTGGCGACGGATCTGTATCAACTGATGTAACAGGCATTACTGAAAAATGGAACTTTTCTGGTTACTGGGATCCGGAGCAAGAAGCTCAGCAATTAGTTAAATCAAAAAAACGTGCAAAAGGTGACGATCGCAAGGTTTGGCATAAGGTCATTGAAACTGATGGCACAACTGTTGAAGGTGTTGGAACTTTAAGCGAAAAAATCGTTGCAGGATCCGGTGAAGCTTCTGATTATGAAGAATTCAGTTGTGCTATTACATTCGACACAACGCCAAGCGTCACAGACCCGGTAGCAGAAGGATAGAGGAGGGCTTAGGCTCTCCTTTTTTTATTAGGAGGAATTACTTATGAAATTTGAAGTCAAACGTTCCGGTTTTCCGATTAACATTGGAAGCCTAGAATTTTTCTTTGGGACATCTATTGAAGAATTAACAAGATTCTTTGAAGTGCAGGATGAGATTGAGGAAAAGTTGCAACCATTGCTAAATATGCGTGAAAGCTTAACGAAAAACAAAGGAGATATTACCTCTAACGATGTAAAAGAATTGATAAAAGTCTCCAATGATTTAAACGCCATTCAATATGATGCACTTTTAGGCGAAGGGTCTTACAGCAAGATTTATTCGGAATATCCAGATGCGGTCCAACTATTCGATCTCTTTGATCCAATCGCTGAAAACGTTGCTGAAGCAATTGAAAACGATGCGAAAGATCGTGAAGATAGACTATCCGAACGAAGAGCGAATTTGATCAAGAAAAAGGCGCTGAAAAATAAAAAGAACAAAAAGTAGGTGATTTAAATGCGGTTAAATGACCCGTTGACCACTGAAATTGAGTTCGAAGGGACTATTTACCCTCTCGATTTGGCATTTGATAATGTTCTGGATGTTTTAGATGCAATTGCAGACAAATCTCTTATGGCGTGGGAAAAGGTAGACTTGGCATTGAGCCTCTTAGTAGGAGAAACAGCGTTGAGTTTCGAGAAGCAGATGGTCCTTTGGTCGCTTATTCTTGAAAATCACATCCAATTAGGAAATCAGCAAAAACCTGTATTTGATTTAGAAGGTAATCCTATGCCTACACCTAATACATCAAACGAAAGCAAGAGTATGGACTTAGTCCAAGATGCTAAGTACATATACGCCTCATTTCGTCAGATAGGCATTAATTTATTTGCAGAGCAAGGGAAAATGCACTGGGAAGAGTTTCAAGCACTACTTGAGAGCCTACCGGAAGATACTATCTTGCCAAAAATTGTTCAAATAAGAAATTGGAAGCCCCAATCTGGTGACAGTCCAAAAGAAAAAGAGCGGATGCGCGATCTTCAAAATAAGTACTCCTTAGACAAGGGGGTGGACTAATTGGCAGACGGAAAGATCGTCATTGATGTATTAGTTGCGGACAAGGAAGTAAAGGACGCCCAAAGTGCTATTGAGGGCTTAGGGTCTGCAGCTGAACGAACAGGTCCTAAAATAGGTACTGGTCTAAAAATCGCTCTAGGTGCCGTTGTTGGGACCGTTGCAGCAGCTGGCGCAACTCTAGGAAAAGTTATATCCTCATCTATTGCAGAAGGCGCAAGCTTAGAGCAGTCTTTGGGTGGTATTGAAACCCTTTTTAAATCAAGCGCTAACAAAGTAAAGAAGTACGCTGATGAAGCTTATAAAACGGCCGGACTTTCAGCAAATGCCTATATGGAGAACGTAACAAGTTTTAGTGCTAGTTTGCTCCAATCGTTAGGTGGAGACACATCAAAAGCTGCCGATGTTGCAAACATGGCTATGATTGACATGTCCGATAATGCGAACAAGATGGGTACAAACATACAGGATATACAAAATGCTTACCAAGGGTTTGCCAAGCAAAATTATACAATGCTCGATAACCTTAAATTGGGCTATGGCGGTACACAAGAAGAAATGAAGCGATTGTTATCAGACGCGCAAAAGCTTACTGGTGTTAAGTACGATATCAATAACTTGAGTGATGTTTACAATGCAATCCACGCTATTCAAGAAAATCTCGATATCACCGGCACTACAGCCAAAGAAGCTGCTGAAACTTTTAGCGGATCGTTTGATTCAATGAAGGCTGCGGCTTCTAATGTATTAGGAAGAATGGCATTAGGTCAAGATATTGGGCCTTCTTTGAATGCATTAGCTGAAACTGTATCAACATTCCTGTTTAATAATTTCATTCCAATGGTTATGAATATATTAAAGGCGTTGCCTGGTGCGATTTCCACTCTATTCAATGCTGCATGGCCAAAAATATTCGAAGGTGTAAAGTCTGCGGTATCCGGTATCTTATCTAGTTTATCTTTAGATATTGATGTAGATAGTATTTTCGACGGAATCAGTACGGCAATAGAACTGCTTAAAACCGGAGTAGAAGGAACAATTGATGTTTTGTCTAGTATGTCAACATGGGCAAAAGAAAACCAAGGTGTTTTTGAAGCTTTAGGTGCAGTTGTAATAACTGTGGCTGGAGCAATTTTAGCATTCAAAGGATACATGGCAGGGTTATCAGTTATTTCTACCATTAGTAAGATCATCGGCGTTTTGAACACCGCATTCACGATCTTATCCACAGTTGGTTTAAAAACCACTATCAGTATGATTATGGGGTTCATGGGTCCAGTTGGTTGGATTATTACAGCCATCGGTGCCTTGGTAGCGTCAGTTGTTTATTTATGGAATACAAATGAAACATTCCGTAATGCAGTTATTACCGCTTGGAACGCGATTATTGAGTTCCTTCAACCAGCAATTACTTCTATAGCTGCCTTTATCCAAGAAATATGGGGGTCGGTCGTAGCATGGTGGACCGAAAATCAGCAAACGATTCTTACGACTGTCAAAATGGTATGGGGAGCAATTCAAGTTGCCTTCCAAATTGCATTAGGTGCTATACAGTTAGCTGTAACAGTTGTTCTAACTACAATTCAAATTTTCTGGAATACTTGGGGATCAGCAATTATGGCTTTAGTCCAAGTCGTATGGTCAGCGATTCAGGCAATTTTTCAATCAACGCTTAGCACGATTATGGCAGTAGTAAATGGAGTAATGAATCAAATTCAAACAATAATTACGACTGTTATGGGTGTGATTCAAGGTATAATAAAAGTGATTACTGGGGTTATTAGTGGTGATTGGTCTCAAGTGTGGGAAGGCATCAAACAAATAACTTCATCTATTATAAACGGTATCAAAGACACAATAGCTAATGTTTTAGAAACGATGAGTGGCATTGTTTCTGGAAAAATTGAAGCTATAAAAGGATTCTTTACAAGTATTGGAGATATTGATTTATATTCTATCGGGCAAAATGTCATCCAAGGGTTGATCAATGGTATCGGATCTATGGTCAATGCCGTTAAAGACAAAATTGCTGAAGTTGCAAGTGGAATTCAGGAAAAAATCACTGGTGCTTTAGGTATTCACTCACCGTCCAGATGGATGCGTGATCAAGTGGGTAAGTTCATCCCTCAAGGTATAGCAGTCGGGATCGAAGCAGACGCCAAATCGGCTTATAGAGCGATGGCCAAATTATCTAGTGGTTTAATGGATACTATTACACCTGAAATGGCATTAGGAACAGGTAATATTGGTACAGCGAGCCTCGGTTCTAGTATTGCAAACAATTCAACAAGTACTTCAACAGTGATCAACAACCAAGGTATGCTAGAAGGCGCAATTTTCCAAGTGCGTGAAGAGGTGGATATTCAAAAAATTGCTAAAGAAATCAATGATCTAACAACAAAAGAAGCTGGGAATAAAGGCTTTAGGAGGATGAGGTAGTATGATAACGCTAATTGACGGTACAAAATCAATGAGGTTCGAAGAATTCGACATGCGACCTTTGCGAGATCATACACGTCCTAGATCGGGCAAAATAACTCACAGAGCACAGCATATAGATGGCCGCATGGGCGATTGGTACTTTGGTGCTGAGATAGGACCGAAAACTTATGGGCTACAGGTCAACACATTGATTCAAAAGTGGGACAATTTAGAAGAGCGGTTAGATCAACTAACTGCTTTTTTATTTGATTCAAAGGGAAATCCTAAACTTTTGAAGTGCAAGTGGGATAATACGGAAAAGTTTGCTTTTGTACGTCTTGCTGAAGCAATAACTCCTGATGTATCAACGATTCTTGAGAAAATCCCTATTCAGTTCATTAACTATGATTCTAATGAATATGCTGAATCTGATGCATATGATCTTGATCGTCCTTTGAAATATGACTCTGGTAACGAATATGGATCTAAAGCTTATCCTAATACCCAGTCATTTAATTGGAATATAGTACCTAATCACTATGTAGGTATTGAAAATTATTCCAGCCTTGACACGCCTATCAAAATTACGATTAAAGGAACAGTAAAAGGTGGCATTGTGAAGCATCTGGAATCTGGCAAGTCAATTTCTTTTCCTGATGTAAGTAATGGTACAGTTGTGATTGATACAGAAACATACAACATTAGTGTGAATGGGTCCGATATTTTGGAGTTTGAAGGAGAGTTTTTTGAGATGGCCCAAGGGAGTAATGGTTTTCAGTTTATTGCTGAACAAGCGAAAGCAACGGTTGACTTTGATTGGTTGCACAAATTTTTATAAAACAATTAACACTTGTTGTATATTATGATATTCTTATTAAAAAATATAAGGAGTTATTATATGCAAACATTTAAGATACTGTTCGACAATGTTACAGAATCATCTGGTTGGTCTATATCAGAAATATTAACTTTTGTAGCTGCATTAGCAACCGTTTTTGTTTCATCGTATGGTTTATATCAGACAAGTAAACTTACCAAGAAACAAATTGATGCAGAAGTTATTGCTAAAAGTAGAATCAAATGGATTCAAGAGGCACGTAAATTGACAGCGGTCTATATTACATCTGTATTTGAAATGTTAAATTTTTTAACTATTCATAAACCAAATAACGAAGAGAAAATGCAAGAAGCAGAAGTGATACGCCGTAACATAAGAGAAGCCTCATTTCAATTAGGTCTGATGTTTGGTACTGATGAAGACAATAATAATATGTTGATTGTTAAGTTTTTAGATAGCATGACAGATGCTTTGACAGGGGGGATAGGCGGAGCCCCAGATTATTTTATTGAACTAGAAAATAATTTTTTGTTATTTAGAGATTTTTTAAATTATTATTTCAAAATAGAATGGAAAAGAGCAACGGGGGTTTATACCGATATCAAAGCAAAAGAAAAGCAATCTAATAACCCCTCATTTGAAAAGCTGGAAAAAATAGCAAACCATTATTCCTCCCTTAGAGAGCAAAAAGAAGAAGCTATTAAGGAATCGGTTAAACAATACGATAAAGAGTCTAGTGAAAACTAGGCTTTTTATTTTTACTAAAAGGAGTTGATAAAATGCCAATTCAACCAGTAAGTGGTGAGATCAAGGCTCAGCCGCTGAATGAAAATTTTAGTTTTTTAGATTCAAAAGTGGATCAAGTTAGTGGTGGTCCTAAAGAAACTTTTACCAGTGTGTCAAATCTGCAATCCAAATATCCTAGTGGATCCAATTCTGCTATGCTAGTGACAGATGCTAATGGATCCAACGGTTATCTTTACACTTGGAATGGTACTTCATGGATAAAGGGGCCATTGTACCAATCACAAGGAATAGCAAACGGAGCAATCACAACAAAAAAACTTTCAAAAGAAAGTGTAACAGAAGAAAAAACAGTGTTTTTTGAGAAAAGTAAAAACCTTTTTGATAAAGACTCTATAGGTATACGTAAAAACAAAGGGTATAGCGGAACAACATCAACAGTAGTAGATACTGTTAATTATAATATTAGTGACAGAATCTCTAGCAACGGGTCTGAAAAAGTAGTGATATCTGTAAATGGTTCCGAAGTATCTTCAACGTCTAACTATAAAGTTATTTCTTTTTCTGACGATGTTTGGGTATCGACAGTCATTTATAATACAGGGGGGATTTCGTTAGAAAGCGGAGTTAATTCTTTTGAAATCCAGTACAACAATACAGCGACCAACATTCAGGTTGAGTTTGATACTTTGACTGCTTATGAGCCATTCAAAGTTGCTTTAAAAGATACTTATACTAAACATATTCAAGTTATTGAAGATATGCTCCAAGATAATGTTGTTTCTCCGCAAAAAACATCATTCTTTGAAGTTGGTACCGGGAAAAATTTATTCGATCATAATTCAACTGAAATACAGGTGGGGAGAGGTTATTCGGGAGAAACAAGTACCGTCGTTGATGCCGCGAATTACAATATAAGCGGAAAAATGTACGGGCAACCTAATGAGAGTATTTTTGTAAGTGTCAATAACTCATTACCTGCAAGTAACAATGACTTAAAGTTTATTGAATACGATGCAAATAATCAGTGGATAAAAACTAAACCGATTGGATCGACAGGAACAGAGGTACTGAGTGCCAATACGGGATATTTTTTGATTCAATATAGACCTGCACATGTAAACGTCATGGTATCTTTGGGGCAAAGCGAACCATATGAGCCATTTAAAAAACAAGTTAAAAATCAATACGTAAA